GACTTCCGAAGAAGACTTCCTTAAAATCAAAGAAACACTAACACGGATTGGTGTAGCCTCTCGCAAAGATAGAAAACTATATCAGTCCTGTCATATCCTTCACAAGCAAGGAAAGTATTACATCGTTCACTTTAAAGAGTTGTTTGCACTGGACGGCAAACCTTCTAACTTTTCTGAAGATGATGTTGCAAGACGAAATACAATTGTCAATTTATTGGCAGAGTGGGAATTGATCAAGTTGGTCAGTCCTGAAAAATCACGTGAGCCAGTTGCTCCGTTCTCTCAAGTGAAAGTTATCACACATAAAGAAAAGGATGAGTGGGAACTTGTTGCAAAATATAATATTGGAAAAAAGCGATAAAATTACTATGTGGGACTTTAGATTTCTTCAGTTATGTGAGACTGTTGCTTCGTGGTCTAAAGATCCATCTCGTAAGATTGGTAGCTGCATAGTCGACTCTCGTAAGCGTGTTGTAAGCGTTGGATACAATGGATTCCCCGCTGGAGTAGAAGACTTGGATAGTAGATACATGAACCGGGAGACCAAGCTATTATTCGTCTGTCACGCAGAGCGAAATGCATTGGACAACAGTCCTGTCAATGTAGATGGTGCTACTTTATATTGCACTTTATTTCCTTGTAACGAATGTGTCAAGTCTATCATCCAACGTGGTATCAAAAGAGTTGTAACATTCAATCCATCCAATCCAAGAGACCTGTTGTTTAATTTCAAGGTCTCTCGTATAATGTTATCAGAGGCTAAGGTTGAGGTCTCAGAATACTTTTATGATGATTTTGAAAGGTGGAAAAATGGAATACACGAAGGAATCTATCCGCTCGCTGCTCAAGAGTGACGTTCTTGAAGTAGTGTTTATTAAAACTGATGGTAATGTTCGCGAGATGAGATGCACATTGCAAGAGAAGTTTGTTGAAGCGTACGATAAGAAAACAGATAAAGTTAAACCAGAAAACGATAGCGTTATTTCGGTTTGGGATCTTGACAATAATGGTTGGAGATCTTTCCGCGTAGATTCTATCCAATCAGTATCTGTTGTGGAGTCTGATGATGTTTAAACCATACCGTGGGGCACAAGGTCCTTCTATTCGTGAAAATGGTATCAATCATTTTAAATTGATCAAATTCCTACAAGATGCTCAAAAGAAATGTGCAGATGCTGGAGAAGAAGATTCTGCATTTAGGCTTGAGATGATGGTTGATTATTTTACCAAAGATTACGAACCTGGTAAGCCATTAAAGTTTACACCGACTGTTCTAGGATTTTGATTTTATAAATAATTTCAAATGGATCACTAAGGAATTTGATGACTGAAGTAAAAAAGTAGTCAAATAGGCAAAAGGCACAAGGTCGCAAGATCTGTGCCTTTTTTTGTTTCTAACTATAACAAGAAGGTAGTCCATGAGAAAACAGGCTAGAATCTCTCAAGCATCTATTCACGCATTTCCAGACCAACAAAATAAAAGAAAGTTGAAACTCAAATTTGACGACTTACAGTTATTTGACCCTCTAACAAGAAACCAAAGAAAGTTTTACGAGTTGTACGAAGAAGGTCATCAAGCGTTGATGCTGCACGGAGCAGCTGGTACAGGAAAAACATTCATAGCATGTTACAAAGCCTTAGAAGAAATGATGGATCACAAGAGCAGCTTTGAAAAAGTTGTTATTGTCAGATCAGTGGTACCATCAAGAGAGATTGGACACCTACCAGGTGACGAGAAAGAAAAGACAGATGTATATCTCGCACCATACAAAGCTATCTGTAAAGACCTATTCAATACAGACCAAGCATACGAGAGACTAGTTGAACAAAAGAACATTGAATTTTTGATTACATCTTTTGTTCGTGGTATCACAATTGACAAAGCAATTATTATTGTCGATGAGTGCCAGAATATGAACTTCCAAGAACTAAGCTCAATCATTACTAGGGTTGGTGAAGGATCAAGAATTATGTTCTGCGGTGACTTTAAACAAACAGACCTTAGTAAAAAGCACGACCAATCAGGACTAAAGGACTTTGTACAAATCATTAACAGAATGCCATCATTCAGAAACATTGAGTTTGATGTTGAAGATATTGTTAGAAGTAATCTAGTCAAAGAATTTATTGTTGCTAATTTACACTTCGAGACAATAAAAAGTTGACTATCATTAGTGGATGATGTATAAATAGAAGTGTGCCGCCGTCAGGGGCACATTTCTTTAACCTTGCTTAATAGGAGGTCTTAAATGACTACAGATGCACTTAACGCGTTGGCAAATACCTTTGCCTTTGGCCCTGGTTTCAAATTTGGAACTAAGGATCTTGATAAATTCTTTGTTGGGTTTGATGAACCATTCAACAAGCTCGCAAAACTTCATGATGAAGTGGCAAAGAATATCCCCAACTATCCCCCTTACAATATCAAAAAAGTTGATGACAACAAGTATGTTGTTGAACTAGCTGTTGCTGGTTTTGGCAAATCTGATGTCGAAATTACTTTTGAAGATGGTAAGTTGATTGTTGCTGGTAAGACTGCTGACGATAATGAAAATGAAAACTTCATCTACAAAGGAATTGCAAACCGTGCCTTCGCTCGCACATTCGTTCTCAACGATCAAGTTGAGATCCAGAATGCTGAGATGTTGAACGGAATGCTGAAGATCTTTTTGGAAAGAATTATTCCAGAACACAAGAAAGCCAAGAAAATTGAAATCAATGAGAAGCCTGCAAAGAGCAAATCAAGTGGTATCAAACCAATGGGTGAATTGTTAATGGAAGATCCTCAAGACAGGGATCTGTAAAACTACGCCGGCCGCAATGGCCGGCTTTTAATTTAAGGATTATTATGAGCCTCTATATTGTTAGATTAATTACTGGTGAAGATTTGATTGGTGAACTTGATATTTCTAAAACCAAAGACCACGAACACAAATACAAAATGAAAAATGTTGGTGTTGTTCAACTTGTTCCAACTAAGGATGGTGTCGGTATTTCACTATACCCTTATGCTCCTTATGCTGAGGAAAGTGAATTCACATTCAAAGAACAGCATGTAATGACAACATACAAACCATCCCTTGATCTCGAAAACAACTACAGCCGAATGTTTGGTTCCGGTATCCAAATTGCATCTTCAATAAGATAACTGTTGAATCTATTATTTTGTTATGGTACAATGCAGCTCTTTAGAGTGAAGGTGATATGAAGTTTTATACTAATGTATTAGTTTATCGTGATGATGTATTATTAAGAGGGTATGAAGACGGTAAGCGATTTGAGATTCGCAAACCATATCGTCCCTATTTGTTTGTAAACTCCAAGAAAGATTCACAACATAAAGCCCTGGATGGATCGTTTGTCTCTAGGATTGATTTTGAGGATGTGAAAGCTGCTCGAGAGTTCATTGAACATTATAGCGATGTTGACGGGTTCAAAATCTACGGCTCTAACCTATACACATATCAAGCGATCTACGAGTCGTTCAAGGGTGAGATTAATTATAATGTTGATGATATCAACGTTGTATCCCTTGACATTGAGACCTCCACTCTCAATGGCTTTCCTAACATGGAGTACGCCGATAAGGAAGTTATCACACTATCAATGCGCAAGAAGGGCAAGGTTATTGTTCTTGGAACAAGGCCGTATGAACCAAAGAGTAAAGATGTCAAATATGTCCAGTGTAATAATGAAAGTCACTTACTCGAGCAGTTTCTTGAAGCATGGAATTCGAATAACTGGAAGCCTGATGTTGTAACTGGTTGGAACGTTGAGAATTTTGACATACCCTATCTTTATAAACGAATCTTGAATGTACTAGGTGTTAAGCATGCCAACAGACTATCACCGTGGGGAATTGTTAAAGAGCGGCAAATTGGAAAAGATTCAACATTACCTAAAGTATATGATCTATACGGTATATCAGTTCTTGACTACATGGCGCTTTACAAGAAGTTCTCCTACACCCCACAAGAGTCATACAGGTTAGATCATATTGCTGAGTATGAGCTTGGTGAAAAGAAGTTAGACTACTCAGAGTATGAGTCGATGCATGAATTCTATATGCAGAACTTTGAGAAGTTTGTTGACTATAACATCCATGACGTTGTATTGGTTGATAAGCTAGAAGAGAAGTTGAAGTTTATCGAGCAGGTATTCGCTATTGCATATGATGCCAAGGTCAACTACGTCGATACATTTACTACAGTTCGTATCTGGGATATCATCATTACCAACTATCTAATGAATAGAGATATAGTTGTTCCTCATGTTGAGCGTAGTGAGCTTGAACAAAGACAAGCTATCGATACAGAGATGGGACCAATTGTTGGTGGTTATGTAAAAGATCCTCAGGTCGGGCTTCATAACTGGGTTTGTTCGTTTGACTTGAACAGCCTATATCCACATTTGATTATGCAATATAATATCAGCCCTGATACTTACATTGGTGTAGTAGATGAAGTAACGATTGAGAGATGTCTAAACAAACAAGTTGGCTCTGAGTTGGAAAGATCACTCAGTGATCAGAACCTGACGATGTGTCCTAACGGTGCTATGTTTAGTAAGAACAATGTTGGATTCCTTCCCACGTTGATGGAGACGATGTATAACGACCGTACCGTTTGGAAGAAGCGGATGATCGAAGCAAAGAAGCAATATGAGCAAACACCAACACGTGAGTTGGAGAATGAAATAGCACGATGCAACAATATGCAGATGGCAAAGAAGATTCAGCTTAATAGTGCTTATGGTGCTTTGGGAAATACATTCTTCAGATGGTACCAACGTAACCTTGCTGAAGGTATTACAATGTCTGGTCAGCTATCAATTCGTTGGATGGAGAAACATATTAACGAATACTTGAATAAGCTATTCAAGACTGAAGACGAAGACTATGTAATAGCATGTGATACCGACTCTATGTACATCAGACTTGAAAGATTGGTTGATGGTGTATTCAAAGACGATCAATATGATATTCATAAGATAGTAAAGTTTCTTGACAATGTTTGTGAGAAGAAGTTGCAACCTTTCATTGATGATACATTTGCCAGGCTTGGTGAACATATGCAAGTGATGAATCAAAAGATGGTAATGAAGCGTGAAGCAATTGCCAACAAAGGAATCTGGACTGGTAAGAAGCATTATATCTTGAACGTCTACAATAACGAAGGTGTTGAGTACAGTGAGCCTAAGTTAAAGATGCAAGGGATTGAAGCAGTCCGCTCATCAACACCAGCAGCTTGTAGAAAGAACATTAAGAAAGCTCTTGAAGTGATTATGAATCAGGATGAGCAAGCTGCTGTTAAGTTTATTAACGACTTCAAGATGGAGTTTATGACTCTGCCTTTTGAAGAGATTGCTTTTCCAAGAAGTGTGAGAGACTTGAAAAAGTACCAAGACGCATCTTCAATCTATAGAAAGTCTACACCTATTCACGTCAAGGGTTCTTTGATATACAATGCACTGCTGAGAGAGCATAAGATAGATACAAAGTATCCTATCATTCGTGATGGAGACAAAATTAAGTTTGCTTATCTAAGAACTCCAAACCCAGCTCGTGACTCTGTTATATCTGTACCAGGTGAATTACCGAAGCAATTGAACATTCTTCAATATGTTGATTATGAGAGACAGTTTGATAAATCATTCTTAGAACCAATTAAGTCAATTCTTGATGCGGTTGGTTGGCAGATCAAAGACCGTAGACAAACATTAGAACAATTCTTTGAATAGGAATAAAAATGGGAAAGATTAATATATCACTAGAAGATGCTTTTGATGACTTTGGATTCTCTGCTGTAAGCGAAGATGAACTGAAGGCACTAGAACGACAGTTACAACAACAAGTGATTCAAACTGAAAAGCAATTGACGTTGACTTCTAAAGAGTACAAAGATAGAATGGAAGCTCTTTATAAGTTGATTATGCCCTTGTTACTCAACCTTCAAAAAGATGATGAGAAGTCTTATATCTATTGGCCTGAGAGGTCAAAGAAGATGAAGGTGTTTATTGATAAAGTTAATAAAATTGTAGAAAATGATTAACTACCTTGCTTTGTTGGTTGCAATTGGCTTGTCAGCTATCGCAGCTTACTTTTCAGTTATTGGTCTTACAACTATATTTGCAGCATCATTCTGGCCAGTAGTCATTATGGGTGGGACTCTTGAAGTGGCAAAAGTTGTTGCTGCATCATGGACATACCGTAACTGGAATGTTGCACCGTTTTCAATCAAAGTATATTTGGTTGCATCAATAATTACGTTAATGTTTATTACATCGATGGGAACATTTGGGTACCTATCAAAAGCACATATTGACCAGACAACCTCTTCTAGCAATGTGGTAGCTCAGTTGGTAATATATGATGAGAAGATTAAAGTAGCAAAGGAGAATATAGATGCGAACCGCAAAGCACTTAAACAATACGATGAGGCTGTGGACCAGATCATGGGCCGCAGTGATACAGAAAAAGGTGCGGAAAAAGCAGTGGTGGTTCGTCGTACACAACAAAAAGACCGTGTTAGGTTACAAGAGGAAATCCAAACCTACCAGAAAACAATTAGTAGCCTTAATGACGATAGGGCGCCACTGGCCTCTCAGGTCAAACGAGTCGAAGCTGAAGTTGGACCACTTAAGTTCATTGCAGAGTTATTTTACGACGATGTCGACTCTCAGTTCTTAGACAAGACTGTTCGTTGGGTCATAATTCTTATTGTTATTGTATTTGATCCGTTAGCAATTATTTTATTAATCGCTGCAAACATTGGACTCAGTAAAACAAAGATTGAAGAACAGCAAGTAGAAGAGCAACAAGATACACAAGAAGAGATTGAATCACGTGCTAGACTACTAAAAGAGTTGACTGGTAAGATAAGAGGTGGTACAGTTATGATTGATAAAGATCAAATAAGGGAGATGTGATGAGTTTTTTGAAAAGTTTATTGAAGGAGTTGGATGATGAGAATACTTACTTGGCCTCTGACGGCACTGCTAGTTCTGAGTATGGTGGTTATATTGATACTGGCAGCTACATTCTCAACGCTCTTCTCTCTGGTAGCCTCTTTGGTGGCATACCTGATAACAAGATTACTGCTTTTGCAGGAGAGTCAGCTACTGGTAAAACTTTCTTCGTTCTTGGTATCGTTAGAGCCTTCCTTGACAAGAACCCAACAGGAGCAGTCGTCTACTACGACACAGAGGCAGCAGTAACAAAGCAAATGATGGATTCGCGTGGTATTGATACATCCCGTGTCATTATTGCAGAACCGGATACTATTCAGAAGTTTAAGACTCATGCGCTTAAACTGATTGAAGCATATGAGAAACAACCAGCAGACCAACGTCCACCAATGATGTTTGTTCTTGATAGTCTGGGATTGCTTTCTACTTCTAAAGAGATGGAAGATTCTTTAGAAGGGAAGGATGTTAGAGACATGACGAAGTCGCAAGTAATTAAGGCTGCGTTCCGTGTTCTGACATTGAAGTTGGCAAAGGTGAAAGTACCAATGCTTGTCACAAACCACGTTTATGAGGTAGTAGGTTCATATGTT